AAATGTTCAATCATTATCTTTAATTGTTTATGATTAGCACTTTTCGACCAAATTTTATATTGGTTTTTTAATTCTGTATATGATAAGGAATAATCTTCTTTTATTTCACAACAATCTTTTATAAATTTATCAAAATCATTAGGATTATTAATATAATCTTTAACATTTAATTCTGTAAAACATATTTTTTCATTTTCACCGACATTTTCATAGACATTTTCATTAATATTATTCTGATTTTCATTAACATTATTATGGTTTTCATTAATATTAAGTATTTCTTCATAAATTTCATTTCGTGTTTCATTGACAATAACAACTTCATTATGATTATTTAGACAGGTATTATTATTTGTTTGTTGTTTAATCGTATCAAGAAAGTTTTTAGTTTCTAATAATAATTCTTCATTTTCAAAATTTATATTTAGATCAAGTATTAATTTAGCATATTCTACAGCGTTTATTATTGTATTTAAACTAGAACTAAACCATTCGCGTTTAGTAGCTAATCTATATTTATCTAATATAAAATGACAAACTCGTTCTAAAACACAAGAATTTGAACACATAACTTGATGGACAATTTCTCCATCAAAAGTTGCTGTTTTATGTGTATATTCACGTTCATTACAATTTTTCGTTCTTCCAATTTTATAAATATTTTTATTATCATATGACGAACGAAAAATATATACACTTTGACCAGGTTTAAATTTGTTAGTCTTTTTTGTTAAAACATTAATAGTCCTTTCTTTTTCATTTAGTTCAATTTGCAAAATAGCATTTTGAGCTTCTATTTGGTATTTTTCTTTATTTTGTTCTTCTATTTGTTCTTTCATTAATTCATTATAAACCATTTCTAATCTTATATAATAATCATGAATTTTATCTGCATTTTCTGTATTTGCTTTTAAACATAACTTTTTAAACGTGTTTATATTTAACATAATTGTTTCATTTTTAAATTTACCGTCATCCGTACGGATGACGGGTTGACCACCTCTATTTTCTTTAGTTTTTTGCTCATCCGATCGGATGAGCAAAACTTGATTTTCATCCATTCTGATGAAAATTATTTTATAGTCGATGTTTTCTTTAAAATTATGTTTTAATAGTCTTTTTGCATTAGCTTTATTAGAGAATCCTATAAATTTCCATACATTGTCTAAATTAATAATGAAATCATTTATTGGATGATAATTTAAATATAAAAATAAGTTAGATACATATAAACGCTGTTCTTCGTCAGAAAAATGATGTTGTAACTTATCAATTAATTTATTTTTATCATATATTTCTATTGTACTAGTTTGAATAAGAGTTTTTATATCAATAGGTGTTTTAGAATTTTCCATTTATATTTTATAATAATTCTTATTTTTAAATTAATTTAATTAAATAAACGTAAATTAATTTAAAAATGTTTATTTAATTAAATAACTACTAATTACAGAATTTGGCATTTTTAAATATTATTATATAGATTTTGGTTGGAAACTTTTATAGAATGATTTGTAAGTTTTAAACGGTGATGATCTCTTACTTGTATAATAAAAATTTGAACAAACGTAGTTATTATTCATTGCAATAATATCGTCATTGACCTTTTCTACAACACCTTTTTTAGCAATGTCATATGGTCTTATTACCTTCATACATTCCTCATAAGTTAACCAACCAATATTTTGGACTTCACCAGTTTGGATTTTATTTTTATAATCTATTTGTGGTGGAGAAATACCATTTTTCATTTTAACTAAATAGTAAATATGACGATATTCTATACCATTTGTACCAACAAATTCTTCATGAATAATTGGATAATTTTTAATAAAATCATAACAAGATTTATCATACCCTGTCTCTTCATAAAACTCCCTTTCGGCACACCCAATATTTGTCTCCCGCATGTTTCTTCTACCCTTTGGATAACCGAATTCGGTATGCTCAAAGGACGTTAAATTACCAAATTCTTGTATCAATTTAGGAATATCTAATTTATTATATTTTTTATACGCTGCCTCATATTCGTTTTTAAAACATTTAGATTCATGATTTACCCATAATGTATCCCAAATCTCATCAAACGTTTTTGTCAATAAATTATTTTTTTCTTGTTCTGTCATCTCTTTTATAAATATAGACAAAACTTCTTTTAACTTAATAATATCATCTGGATATTTTCCCCTTACAAAATCAGTATAACCCATTGTATCTTTTCTTTGAATCATCAAAAATTTAATATATGGATATTGTTTTTTACTATTCTCATTGTAATTTAAAATATTCTTTAAAGAATCATTAATATCACCTACTTCATCATCCGGACAATTTATAACCTTAAATGCAACAATTCCAAAACTCGTAATCGGATTTACACATTCTTTTACAACATGACCTTTCTCACCACAATTAACACAATATACATTTTTATATTTTGTTTTAACATCCTTTTTTAATGGATTATAAATTATCAATTCTTCTTCATTTAAATAAACATAATTAGTAATTTCTGTATTATTTTCATCTATACTATTATCATTCATTTGTATATTCTTATTATAATTATAATTATACATAGCATATATATAGATACTATTCTTATTAAGAATAATTTTTATATTTTTAAATTCGTTTTTTTATTAAATAGTAATTAAATAGTATACAGATGTTTAATTTTTATTTTTAATTTACATTTTTAAATTAATAATAATGGATTTATATTTGTTCAATACTGTTATTAATACTATCTGGTATATTTTTACAATATTATTTGTTTTATATAAATTCACATCATTTTTTTCCTATATATATAATTTTATAAAATTCTGTGGAAAAGTATTTACTTGGATTAAATATATATATGATCAAATTGTAATATATTTAGAAAAAAAAAGAGGATACAAATACACCTCGTTAAATAATTTAGAATCACAAACAACACAAACAAGAAAAACATATTTTCAAAAAATAAAAGAAAATATATTGAAAAGTTATATAAAACTTAAATTATATTTCGGATTTTCACATAAACAACAACCATTACCACAACACTTTGGAACTCCATTAACTGAAATTGTATCAAATAGTAATATAAAAAACCAATCTTATTATAACTCTTCTGAACAAAATTGTTTTAATTCTAATTTAGACGAGTTAGATGAAAGTTCTATCTTATTTAATTATCTTAATGATGAAATAGACAATTCTGTTTCTGAACGTTTTAATGTACAACATTCAGAACATTCTGAAGATTCATACAATTCAAACAATTTAATCAACTTAGAACAATCAAAACACACAAACGATTCAGAAAATTCAGACAAATTAATAAATTATTTTAGTAATCCAAATTTATCAAAATTTAATTCAAACAATACAAATTTATCAAATTTTAATTCAAATATAATACCTTTAGACAATAATTACAATATTGATTCACATACATCTATAATAAATACATTTTCTGAAAAACAAATAGATCGTCCATACGATGTAAATAACAGTAATTTATTATTTAATTCAAAATTTATTTTAAATTCTATAAAACAATCAACACGTGAAAACGAAACGGCTCCGTATTTATTTGAATTTCAAAATGACAAAATAGATAAAAAAATAAATTTAAATAAATCTATTTGTGTTAACGAAGAAAAAAAAAAAGATATTTATAATTTCGATAAAGAAATAACTAAAAATCCTTATATATAAAAAATTACAAATCAAGTTTCATACCATACAATTTTTCTAATTTAATTTTATTATCATCATATGGTAAACAACTTTGATAATATATTTTCCTTGCTTTTGATAACTTGATAAATATTTTTTTTTTTATTTCATCAATAGTTAATTTAGATTTTGTATTTAATTCTTGTGTATTTAATTCTTGTGTATTTAATTCTTGTGTATTTAATTCTTGTGTATTTAATTCTTGTGTATTTAATTCTTGTGTATTTAATTCTTTATATAATATTATATCAATGTTATCAATAACAAAACTTAGAAGTTCTTCACCAGAAATATTAGAAATATTCTCATATATATTATTACATGTATGTTGTATTTTAATTGTTTTATTATCTATATTATTAAATTTATCTATTGTAATTTTTAATCGAATTTTAGAATTACAGATATTCCATCCAACTATAAATTTTGTACAAAATGTAAATTCACCTATCATTTTAATTAATTTTTCTACAAATTCATCATTTTTTTCAATCATTAATTTACACTTTTCAAATTTGAATTTATTTGTATTAATATAATCTTCAATATTGTATATAATATCACATTTTTTATTATTATTACTATATAAATACCATTTATTATCGTGATATTCTAAAGAAAAAATACCATTGTCATAATAATAATATTTATTACCTTTATTTGTGGATTCTAAAGTTTTTAAAAATTCCATTTAATAATAATTTATTTAATAATATATTTATTAAATTTAATTATTATTAAATCAATTTTTCATTAATTTATTTATTCGTTTATTAAAATAGTTATCTTTAAATCAAGTACATTAAATATTAATATATATTATATATCAGAATCGCTATCTGAATCATATTGAACAGTTTTAATTCTCCAACCTTGAATTTTATATACATTTTTTTTATCTAATCTAAATTCTGTACAAAGTGCATTTTCTAATTGTTTAATAAAGTTATTAAATTTACCAAATGTACTTCTAACTGTATAATCCGCTTTAAATATATCTTTTAATTGCTCTTTTGTGATAAAATCTTGTCGTGTTGCCGTAATAACATTTTCATCTATAAATTGTTTAATAATATTATTATCATTTTCATATTTTTTAGTCACTTTTAATACATCATGTGGCGGTGTTAAACCTTCTAGTTTATACAATTTATAATAATCAATTAAAATACACATAAATACACATTTAAAATTATCTAATTTAGATTTCAAATCTTTATCTATTTTATATTCGTAAATTCCCTGATTTACATGACTGTCTGATGGATTTTCTACGAATCTTGAAGAAAATTCCGTTATTTTTAAGCGTCTACTTGTCCCCCCGTCTACGTCGATAGCTGGAATTTTATTACAACATAGAAAAAACTTTGCATTTGGTTTAAATGTGATCTGGCTACCGAATAATTCTCTTGTAGAAATTCTATCCCCACCAGTTAAAGCTTTCATTACACCAGCTTGTATAATTTCATTTGATTCTGGTTCTTGCATAATAACTGCTCTTTTATTTATAATATTAGCTAAAGCACTGTTTGCACTATTTGACGATTCTCGTTTAGATGTAATTAATGAAACAGGACTAACACATGCGTAATCTCCTAATGCTTTTAATAATAAATCAGTAATTGTACTTTTTCCATTCCCTCCAGTATTATTTTTTCCAGAATAAATATAAAAATTTTCATCTCTTATATGCCCATCTAAACAACTCGCTAAAGATTTCAATGTAAAATCTCTAACATCTGTATTTGGTAATATTTTACAAATAAGATTATATAATTCAATATATAATGGATGATCAGTTGAATAATGTATATATTCATAACCAGTTGACATTGATATATAATCACTATTAATACCCTTTCTAAATTCCATAGTAACTAAATCATAAATACCATTTTCAAACCCAATTAAATCTTTATTTTGATCAATAATTTTATAAAAATTAGAATTGTAAAATTCCAATTCTAAACAATTCAATTTATTTCCTGATCCTAATAATTTTAAAATATTATGATAATTCTTTACTAATTCTTCACTAGCTCCCTCTTTAATTAATAACCTACGATAATTTTCGACTTTTGTAAAAACATTGTTAATCATTAACTTTCTTAAATTAAAACTTTTATTTTCTTTTACCCATCTAATTGAATTAAAATAATACCATTCATTTTTTTCAGGATTACTACAGACAAATTTTTCACCATATAACCTATAAATTAATTTAGATATAATATTATCAAATGGTCTTAGATATTTAATATCATGATTCGGTATTTCATCAGCTATTTCACTATAATCATCTGGATTATCTATTTTTGCTAAATATATTAAATTATGTATTGTATAAATATATTCACTGTTTTCAAATGATTCCCATGCTATTTCACAACTCTTTTCATCATAATTTTCCCATTTAGAACTAAAATAATGCCATAAGTCACTTGATTCTTTATTAATTGAATGTAATATGTAACCTACATTAAGCCATTTATTTCTATCAGTAAAACGGTCAGGATCAAGAATATCTAGATATTTTCTAATAATTTCTTTATCTGAATAAATATCACCATCATTTATTAAATGTACCTTTTTATTTGTTTCTTTTTTTTTATCAACGGATTTATATTTATAAAGAATACTATTTCCTTCAATAAATGTTACACATGTTTTTTTAAAATGATCAAACGTTGTATCCTCTAAACTTATAATATCTTCTCTTAAATCAGTCAAAAATGAAGATGTATCTAACAAATATAAAGGTCTATTCTGTCCATATTTAGTACACAACAAACTTCTAAAACATTTTGGTGCATATACAGTTGTATCTACAATCTTTTTATCAAATAAATCCTTGAATTTCGGCTTTAATTGCTCTTCTACAAATAATTTCATATTCCTATAATCTGAAAAATGAATACCCTCAAAAATAATATGATAACTCTTTTTCTCAATATCTGGTATAGATTTTAATATATATACAGCTGTTATATTCTGCAAAATTGACTTTACATAATTTATTATACTTAAAATATCATTTCTATGTGTTAATTGTTCTTCATTTATTTTTTGTAAACGTTTTTTCATATCCGTCGTATCTATAATCTCTGTCTTTTTATCATAATCAATAAAAAATTTCATATACTGTGATGGAGACCACGACTCATAATACTTGTTATCTCCATTTTTAACTCTTTCAAATATATTCTGATAACTATCAGCCACCAAAATTTTCGCAAAATTCGAATTCAAATCTCTTCTAAAAAATGCTAGATTATTACTTTTACAATATTCTATACATTCTATAACCTTTGTAAACTCCATATAATTTACTCTACTCTAATCTCTATAAATAATTTTATTTTTAAGTAAATACTCATTACTTAATTACTTATTATATAAAACGTTTATTTTACATATTTCGTTCAAACCGAATAATTATTATGTTACGCATATTTAAACAAAATGCATAGAAGACAACAAAATTTACAATCACGCTCTATATATCCTTACCCTTACCCCTATCCTTATCCATAGCATTATTCATATAACTGTGATTATCCTTATTCAGATTATTATTATGATTACGATTATTATTATTATGATTACGAAGATTATGATTATGACTCTTATTATGAACACGATTATTATGATAGAACTCAAAACAATAATCAAAACAATGATATTAATATAGATAAAAATGTTCGACTAAGATCACCATTACATCCATCAAAAATGCCCCCACCACCAATGTCCAGACGTATGATTAAAACACAACCAAAAATTCCTAGAAGACCAAGATCATTACCAAGATTTATGTAATAAAATAAAAATAAAAAAATCAAAAAAGGGGGCTTACACCTGCAAGAACTATAATTTTAGTTGCAGATGTAAGCCCCCTTTTTTGATTTTTTTATTTTTATTTTTAAAATTGTAATCACAAATTAATTTATTCAATTAATTGATAAACATTTAATAATTTTTTCTTTAGCAAAATGAACATTAATTTCTCTACCACAAATCTTAATTTTACGATCTGTTCCAAAACGTTTATGAAATATTGTAATATTTGCCCCAGACTCCAATCTTATTTTTGTAATTATACTACCTACTTTACCTATGATCTTTCCAATATCCTTATTATCAATCATCATCTCAATTTCAATATCTTTTGACTCATTTGAAATAATTGATCGATTGTCATCTTGTAGAAATAGGGATTCAGAATAAGGAGAAGCCATACATTTAATAAATAATTCATAACGCTTATTGTCCTCATAAGATAACTCATTGGAGGAAAAGATTGGTGGAAAATAATACTCAAAAGATGACAACATTTTACTTGATACAAATAATCATGTTTTCAATATAAATTCAATTTTTTAATTAAATGAACGAGATATCATTATATTAAATGATATCTCTATTAAATTATTTAATAATACTCTTCTTCTATTTACATTTTTTACTTTTTTATATTTTTTTACATTTTTTACTTTTTTATATTTTTTTATATTTTTTACTTTTATTTTTTACTTTTTTATATTTTTTACTTTTTATTTTTTACTTTTTATTATGCTTGAACACCCCTTTTAGCACGCCCTTTAGATTTAGGAGGTGAAACTACAACTTCCTCTTCTTCTACAACTTCTTCCTCGTGCTCTACTAACTCTTCTTCGTCTTCGTCTACAACTTCTTCGTGTTCATTTACATCAAGCTTTTTTGTAGCTTCAACAACTTCTTCTTCAGTATCTAGATCATCTTGATGTTCTTCATCTTCATCTAACATTGCATAACCAGTGATACTTTGTTGATTTTTGTAGACCTTAGCTTGAACAAGTTTCCACTTTGCAGAAATTTTAGTAGTAATACTAAGATATACCAATTCAAGAACTGCAACAACTTGACTTCCCTTTGGAACAACCATATCAAAATTTGATTCATTCATGTCCAACTGAGTTTTATTGTTATCAAAAATTAAAACAGGTGTTTTATACTTTTTGCTACTCAAAAATCTACCAGTAAAATTTTCAGAATCAAGTTCTCTTTCACGATCTAATTTTGCACGCACACGAGATGGATAACTCAACACATTTCCATCTTTATCAGTTGGAATTTTAACAGATGGTGCATAATACGCATCTTCAACAGTTTCCATAGAAACCTTTTGTTTTCCCAACCATTCCTTACTTTTAGACACAATAGTTTGTTTAACCAATTCATCAAATTCTTCCAACTTAGTATGGAATTCACGAATCTCAACTGAATTCTTATCTTCTTTGTCCTCTCCACCAAAAGACATTTCCATTTCAAAAGAATCATCTTTGTTATCAACTGCATCCTTTTTACGCCATCTCTTAATACCATTTGGTACATACATTTTTGGTGTTTGAACCATAATTTTGCCACCGTTATAATTTACATAGACCATTTTTCTTCCGTGATTGTCAGTTTTTACGTCAGAGAAGGAAACTTTGTTCAAATCAAGATTGACTGCTTTAATAATAGACATTTTAGATGTTGTTGTTGTTTGTTATGTTTATATAAAACAATTATATTTAAATCAAATTCAATTTTTTTTTAATTAATTTTTATATTATTTTTACATTATCGCGTTTTAAAAATTTAATTTAAAAATTTGAGTATTATTAAATTTAATACAAATGTCTTTATCAATAAATAAACAACAAAAAAACACCACGACTATTAAAACAAATTTATCAGAAGAAACTTCTACACAAAGTGATCTTGATATTGATACAAAATTAAGTCTTCTTATGAAATCTTTAACCGATTTTTATAGAGATTCAATATATATAGAGCAAATTAAAAGTATTATAGATCAAAACAGTGTTATTTCACTCCGAATTTTAGATTGGTTTATCACAAACTATTCAAAAAAACATAGAACAATTATAACAAACAACAAACGATCAATTGATGTTTATCAAAATTATAAATTACAATTAAAATCCTTCAGTAAAAAACATTTTGATCCTTTTTGTCGTAAGAATAAGATCATTTTCTATTATAACGACCAAGATCATATAGAAACCAGTTGTGGCCAATTATGTTTCTTTAGATGGTGCTTTGAAAATAATATATTAAATTATGTCAAAGATAACCTCAGTATTATCGAGCAAGATATGAAAAATTCATTAAAATCTAAAAAAAATATCAAAACACCAGAATCTTGTCAAAAACGTCAACCTTTAAGTGTATCAGCATCCAGAAGTGTATCCAAACAAAATGTCAAATATACAGTCAAATTCGACTAATATTTTATAAAAAATAACAATTTAATATATATGTTTGTTATTTTTTACTATTATTTAATTAATTATTTAATTAATTATTTGATTAATTATTTAATTAAATTTATTTAAAGATAATAAATATTTTATATTATAAAAAATGGAAGAAAATAAAGAAATTGATATTAGAACACTTATACAAAATAGTTCTATAGAAATATACGAGAAAAATAATTTAATTGATAAATTAAAAAATCATTTTTCTCATGATGAACAAAAATTATACGTATCTAATTTATTTTTATATTTAAATCATCATCAACTACATGATTTTATAGTTAATTTAGACAATGTATGGAAATTTATAGGGTTTTCTAATAAAGCTAATGCAAAAAGACTATTAAAACATAATTTTACTGAAAATAAAGATTATAAAATCTCACTTGTCCGAATAGATGATCAAAAAAACAATCAAACCCTGCTCATCCGTTCGGATGAGCAGGTATCTTCTAAAAATTTAGGAGGTGCCGGGTTAAATAAAGAAACAATTATGTTAAATATAAATACATTTAAAAAGTTATGTTTAAAAGCAAACACAGAAAATGCAGATAAAATTCATGATTATTATATTAAATTAGAAATGGTTTATAATGAATTAATGAAAGAAGAATTACAAAAAAAAGAAAAACTTTTAATAGAACAACGTGAACAAACAGAACAAGAAAAAGAACAATTATTAGAAACAACTTTATTAAATCAATATCATAAAAACGTTCAGTGTATTTATTATGGTAAAATTGATAATAAAGATACAGTTGGTGGATCATTAGTTAAATTTGGAATGAGTAATAATTTACAAGAGCGTGTTAAAAATCATAAAAAAACATATACAAATTTTAGATTAACAAATGTATTTAAAGTATCAAACCAAATAGAAATAGAAAATTGTATAAAAAATCATCCAATTCTTAAAAAAAGAATAAGAAGTATAATGTTAAATGATTTAAATTATAGAGAATTAATATATATTGACTCGACAAAAAACGAACCAGATTTTTCGTTAGAAACATTAGATGAATATATAAAACAAATTATAGAAGAAAACCAATACAATTTAGAAAATTATAAACGTTTATTAGAAAAAAACGAAACATTAGAAAGTGAAATTTACACATTAAGACAAACTAATAAAACTTTACAAGAAGAAAATACCAAATTAAAAAATAAAATAGATAAATTTAAACCTAATCCTGAAGAAAAACGATTGATGACACATAACAAAATAGATACAATAAATGGTTATAGTTTATTTGCATTTGAATGCGATAAACAAAATTTTAGATATAAAATTAATTTATGTAAAACTTTAACATTAGAATTAAGAGAAAAAACATATAAAATAACGTTTCCAGATTGTGAATTAAAATACCAAACAAAAATTAAACATGCATTTATTGAAAAAATTTTACTTTATTTATTAAAACGTCATTTAACATTTTTAAACAATGAAACATATGATGGATCTTTGGAAAATATTAAATTAATATTCAATATCGTTTCAAAAATAGAAGACCTACTAATAAACAATGATTTAGAAAACATCTTTAAAATATTAAATAATGAAAAAATAGAAACTATATTAAATGATCCAGAAATTCCATTTATTAAAAAATCAAAACGTTCTATTGATCAAGTTGATCCTACAACTGGAACAGTAATAAATACATACCCAAGTATCGAGGCTGCCGGTAGATCATGTGGTATTACTGGAAGTGCAATAGGTATAGCTCTCAGAAATAAAACATTATCTATCGGATATAAATGGTGTTATTCAGGAATTTCAAAAGACGATCAAATGAAAGATCAACCTGTAATTCGTATTAAATGTTGTAATGGAGAAAAAACACATTATCCAAACATTGCAAGTGCTGCCAAATCAGCTAAAATTTCACCACCAGGATTACGAAACAGAATTTTAACCGATGTTCATTCTGGTGGTTTTCATTGGGTTTTTGATAAAACTTCTACTCATTATATATAATATATATTTTGTATTATTAATTCTTTTACAACCATTTATTCCATTTATTAGAATGATAATTACCTTTAACCCAAGTCGAACCCTCGTGCCAACTGTTATTATGTATTACAAAGATTTGCCCATCTCCATCCTTACTAAATCGAAGATGTCCATCACTTGAATCAATTGCCCATTCTCCTAATTTAATTTTTTTAGATGGAAATATGACCCAATCATCTGTATCAAGATGTAAGTTTCCACCTCTATCTGATATTTTACTACCACCATGTACAAAATTCACACCATTTGGCGCAATTATTTCTCCATTTACATTTATATTTCCCTGAACTTGTAAATTACCATTTCCTCCCCACTCTTTACCAATAATTACACCATCTTTATTCAACAAATACAACCCTTCACCACCATAAACATGCACACGCCCAGCTTCTCCAGCTTTGTCATTTTTAATTGTATTATTATCAATTACAATAGTTCCATTAGTAAAACCCTTTTTACCAGCTGGAACCTGGCAAAAATCTCCATCTGCACACCATAATGTTCTTCCTTCTGTAAATAACGTTTGTTTCATAGATGCATCTGACCCCAATGTTCCAGCTGGACCTTGGGGACCAATTGAACCTTGTGGTCCAGTTGAACCTTGAATACCTTGTGGACCCTGTAAACCTCGTTCACCTTTTAATTCTGTTTTATAATTAGTAACTAAAACGCCAGCTAAAGCTTTTTTTTGAGTTTCATTAAAGGCATCCCATGAAATGTCACCATCTGCTCCTTTAGCACCTGTATCACCTTTATCACCTTTATCACCTTTTGGACCTATTGGACCTATTGGACCTATTGGACCTATTGGTCCTATTGGACCCTGTGAACCTGCTGGACCTGCTGGTCCCTTTAAATCACCAGCATAAGCTATTAAAGCATCTTTAATTTCTTGTTTTTGTGCTGTACTTAAACTACCCCATATAATGGTGGCATTATCACCTTTATCACCTTTTGGTCCTATTGGTCCTATTGGTCCTATTGGTCCTTGGTCACCTTTTGGTCCTATTGGACCTGTTCTCCCCATTTCACCTGCTGCTCCTTGACCCATATTTTATATAATATACAAAAATATATTTTTTTTATATAATTAATTTTTTATATATTATAAAAGTTTAAATCTGTATCAAAACAA